GTCTTAGCCATGAGAATTCTCCTAAAGAAAAATGGGGGAGATTAACTCCCCCTTGTTATCAGTTCTTGTTTTGACGTGCGCGAATCATAGAAAGGATATCTTGTGCCTTGCTATCTCCGCTTGTGCTTTTTGTTTCAGGAGCCTTAGGAGCAGCCTTTGCTACTGCCTTTGGCTCATCATCAAAAGGGGCGTCCTCATCCTCCACTGGAGCAGCCTTAGCGGCTGATCTTGTGTTTGGATCGCCTGTTGCTGCACTCATACCACTTGGACGATAATATTGACTCCACTTCTCAGCATCAAATGCCTCACCATCAACAGATGCTTCAAACATCTCTTTAATGACTTTAAGTTCAACATCAGTTGGCTTCTTTGGCAAATAATCATTTAACTTAAACAAACCATGTGCCTTAACAGCATTCTGTTCATCTTCAGTTAAAGCACGTTCACGACGTGACCATTTGGAAGCACCGTAGTCAGCATATCCACCCTTTGATCCTTTGCTGATACGGAAGTCAACACCGTGGACATAATCTGTCGGAAGATCTTCCATCTCTGGATCAAGTAATGCTGCACGAACAATTTGGAATATCTGAGGACCAATGATAAATCTACGAATTGGATTCTCAGGTGTAGTTTCTTCTTTAAGAGGATCATCAGTAACTAGACCTTGGAAGAGATACGAACGCTTCTTCCAATACTTACGACCCATATCTTCAAGGCTCTTGTCCTTGAACCAACCACGCACTTCACTTAGAATTGGGCAAGTCTCACCCCACATTTCAACGCATGGAACTTGTACCTGTACAGGCTTAGAGTCTCCACCTTTTACACCTTGGAATGGAAGTTTAATCATCGCACGTTCAACCCAGAAAAATGTATTATCGGGATTGCCATCTGGGAGGAATCTAACTACTGCTTCCTCGCCTTCCTTAAGGTTCCAGAACGGATAAATTCCGTTATCTCCGCCACCTTGTGAATTGCCTGATGATTTAGTTTCTTGCTCGCGAAGTTTTGCGCGAATTTCTGCTAATGATGCCATTGCCTATCTCCTTTATAAAATGCCTTGGCTGTGCCTAAAATAAAACTGCACTATATTACTATAATGCAGTTCTATTTATCATGTCAATATATATTTTGATATTTTTAACTTACGCCTGCTAACTTACGCATACGCATTATATTTTCGTCAAAGCTCTGTTTTAAATGTTCAATTACCGATTGGGCAACTGGAACTGCTCTTTCACCAAATTTCTTTTCGACGCTTGAAAGGACACCAGTTTCACCACGTGGAAAGTTTCCAGTATGGCTATCATATAGGCTCTTAACAAAGTCTTCGACTTCATTTATTGGTTGTTCCTTTTCTTCTTTTGGAACTTCCATTTCACTTTCTTCTGGTGCCTTTTTAACGGGCATCTTTATGCCCTTGACCTCTAATTCACTCATAATGTCAGGAGCATGTTCCTGGATCCACGCAACAATCATTTGTCTTGCATCACCAGCAGCATCTTCCTGACTCATTTCCATAAACTGTTTAAACAAGTTGCCGTCATCTATGATACCGCGCAAACTTTCAATTGCATTTACTCCGTTTGTCCCTACTGGGAATTCGTCACTCATTAATTGATTTAGTTCACCTAGTGCCCTTGCTTTGACGTCTTGATCTGTACTTAATATATCACTTTTTTCATGTATTGTTGCGTCTAAAAGACTTTCGTATTCACTGACAGGGTCAACCTTTTCCCCCTGCATTGGTCTTTGTTGTACTGTACCGCCTAACATACCTTCGAGTTCTTCGAATGAGGTGCTCTCTGCTGAGAACATCGGTACGTACTTTGCCTTCTTCAACATAGCACTAATCATGCTGTTGACTTCTTGACGTTCTTGCTTTGACATTTCACTGTAAGCATCTGCTATACGAGAAAGTATTAAAGAAAGTTTATCGTCTTTAACATGCTTTGAAAGATGGTCAATAAATAGACCAATCTTTGTTACTGGGTTACCTGCATGTGTTTCAGCAGTTCCCATACGAGCCTGAAGTAAGCCTAAACGTGCCTGTGCCTTCTCGAGACCATATTGCATCTTTTTATCTTTTGGATTATCTGCAACACCTCTCTCGTAATCTTTAATTTCAGCATGAACTTTGTCCATAGCCTTCTGTATTGATACTTTATCAAATGGTTCAATTCTTACTTCACCCATTCCTTTGAGTGCCATATGCAAGTCACCAACGTCATCACCAGCACGACCCATAAATGGAATCTTACCAATTGGCTCAGCAGCAGCATCTGCATCTGTTGGTTCATCTGCTTTCTTAATATTAGCAGGAGCAGCCTTTGCCTTAGGTGCTTCTTCTACTGAACTGGATGTTGAAAGCATCTTACCAATTTCAGCAATACCACCTTCTGTAACAGTTTCTTCACCAATTAAATCGCTAATGTATGGGAATAAATCAACAAGTTCTTCATTGAACTGTTGAATTGTAAATCTATTCTTTAATGCTTCAAGTGTAGCATCATCCAATGCTGCCTTTTTATATTCTGTAAAGTTTTCTTTAATTGCTTCATAACCGCTTTGTTTCTGAAGACGCTCAATAACTTTCTTAAGATTTACTGTCTTATCTTTAGCAGCAGATGCAATATTTGTAAGTTCGCTGTTTTCAAGGAAAGCATTTCTATGCATTAAATTGTTAAACTTACGAAGATTATAAACTTGTTCACTGAGCCCTACAATATACTGTCCAAAGTTATCATATGGATTTCCGCCATTAGCAACGTGTCTCATCATTGCTCTAGCACCGCTTAGATGATTAAATGGGTAACGGAATCTTTCTCCAACAGCATTTTCTACATAAATGCTATCAATATTTCTTGTGCGGCTATTAGCACTACCTTCGTCTACTTTTTGTGAATGTCTAATAATTATTCTAGCATTTTCAAGTTTTTGATAACTTGATTTTGTTGAACCGTAAAGGGATGATTCAGTCATTTTGTCTTCCTCAGATTTTCTTGGGCTTGCTTCTGCCGACATTTTTTCATAATCTCGTTTATCTAAATTCTTCTTAGTTATGTCAGTTGGTTCAAAAGCCATTAATCTCTTTTTAGCAAATAATCTCATATTCTTGAGAAAATCAAACCATTTCTGCTTAACTACATTATCTTGACTTTGTAAAATATCATTACTATAGAAAAGTTTTAATACACCATCCTCAGCAATCGATATACTTACTGACGCAATTTTCTCACCATTAACAACAAAATCAAAATCAAAGAATACAGCCTCTTTAGGATCAACCGTAGATTCTCCATCAGCGTTACCTAGTTTAATGCTAGGGAACCTGCTCTTCAAAGTCAAAAAAAGGTCACTACCTGTTATATCAGCGGCTGGCATAGTATGTTATTTATCAAAAGTAACTGCTGATGTATATCGGCATGGGCAACTGGTCTTCATCAAGTCTGTCACTAATACTTTGATATATTGCAGGATCAAAGTCTGCTAGAACTGCTGCCATTCTACAAACAAGTAAACAAGCAGAAACTAAATCGTCATGTTCCCCAACTTTAGCTCTAAAACCTATTCCACTTGCTACATATGTCTTAAGTTCTGAAATTAATGGTTTACTATAAATGATCATCTTACGTGTTTCTATAAGATGTTTGAGTTTTACACCCGCAGCCATTTTGGTCTTGTGGGTAGTATTAAATCCTTTACGAAATCTTCTAACATGTCCTTTACGTATAGGTTCACTTAAGAATAATCCAGGAATATGTTCTTCTCCTAGATCTTTAATAGAAGTTAAACATGCTTCACCTATAGCATTATTTTCACAACTATAATAAACAGTAGGTTCACCTTGTGATCGAATATATGTTGTGATATCTCTTAATAGGCGAATTTGTTGGCTAACAGGAGTTGTATTGTGATGCCATTCTCCTATTTGTTTAAATGTTGGCAATTCAAATATTTCTATAGCAGCATAGTCTCCGCCTGTTCCTGTAGCAGGATCTAATGCAACAAGATAAGTTAATTCTGGTTTAATTTTATCATACCATCTAACTTGACCTGTTTTTTCTTTAGGCTCAATTCCTTGCATTTCTGCTAAACAAACTGAACTAATAAGTGTTTCATCAAATACTAAGAATTCACATTCGTATTCGCGCCTAAAACGTTCTTCACCAATTCGTCCTAATTCTTCCTGCATCCATACTTCGTCGCGATCAGGATGTTCAGACCAGTGTGCTTTATATGGATAAAATCCGTTTATACCTAATTCTCTTTCATTGCCAAACTCGTCAAACTTATTATTTGCTTCGGTCCATATTAGAGCAAATTGATCTTCATCTGAATTAGGTGTTGATGTAATAATTGCTCGACCACCAGTTGATAATGTAGGAGATATTGAAGTCCAAAACTCATTAGCAATAGTAGGAGCAACGAACGCAAACTCATCGCAGTATAGGAGAGATATAGACATACCACGCCCTGTGTTTGATGTAGTAGTTGCTGAAACAATTCTACTACCATTATCAAATTCTATACTACCTTTATTATATGATATAACACCACAACGTATATGATCAGGACAGAGTTCATAAGCATAGCGAACACGCTGCATGATTTCTTGTGATCCGGTATATTTGTGAGCAGCAATTAGTATTGTTGCGTCTGGAGTAAACATTGCGTACCATAATAAGTATCCAGCCGCAGTAGTTGTCTTACCACTCTGGCGTGGAAGCAAATTAATATTAAATCTGTGATTGTGATAACTGTCAACTAATCTTGTTTGATAGTCAAAAGGTTCGAATACTAACTTACCTTTAACAGGATGTTGTATATAAAAGAAATTTTCCATGAAATAGTGTGGACCCGTTACCGGATCCATACATGCTGCTATTTCTTCAATTTGTTTCTCAGTGTAGCGTTCTTTTTTATTTGCTTTTTTCGTAAGAACGCCGTCAAGAGATTTACTCATGAATTATTTATGGATATTATTCACCGAGTTTAAACTTTTCCCATTCAGACATAATAGTATTTTCCATAGCCATTGGGCTGTCGCCTTGCTTATAGCTTTTTGGATACATTGTCTTTGGCTTGTTTAAACCACCAGCAAGATCCTTAGTCATATATTCAATATCACTATATTTTGGATCTGGCTCATTCTGATAGCTTTCGTCTTTTTCACTACCATATTCTTTATTTTTGCTTGATAGTGCTTGATCGATTGCTTTTAGACGATCGTGTATTTCTTTGAAACTGCTATTAGCAGTTAGACTTTTATTATCGTCTTTAGCAACTGGAGGTTGTATAACACCTGGGTTATCAGAAGTTGGCATAATTGCACATTCATCTTCAACATCGCCTGGCTCGTCTCTCATACGATCAAATTCGTCTGGATCACTTTCCTCATCGTCGTCTCCCCAATCTATATGATCAGGACCAGCAAATTGATTTAGATTTGGGCCTTCTTCCATATCTGGTGGAGCAACTTGTGAACTTGTTGAAGGTCCACCTGTTGGTGCTTCTGATGGATCAGGCATCATTACTGATTGTCCAATTGCTTCAGGAGCAGTATGTGGTGCCATATCACCTGGAGGTGCTGGAGGAACTGCTGGACCATCTCCCTTACCTACAATGTCAATAGCCTTCATCATTGGCATTGGAGGAGGGGATGATACCGGTGGCATCATGTCAGGGGTAACTGGACGTGGGCTTGAGAGGTTGGTTACCTTCGCCAATACCTCACCTACGTCGCAGGGTGAATCACCACTAACATTGATGCTTACATTAACGCCTTCGTTAATGTTACTCTTTTTATCAGACTCGAAGATCTGTAATAGTTTTTTCATATCACTCATTTTTTCTTACCTCTCAAGTCTGGCAATTTGTGATTCCCTAATGGAGCATCAACACTATCTGATTTATATGGTTTATTCATTTCAGTGTCTAGCTTAGTATTTTTATAACTTGTTAAGTCCTTAAATAGACTTAAAATTCTTTTCTCACCAACCATATCCTGTGCTACATCGCCATATGGATTTTCAAGTTCGGATTCTAATTTTACAATATATCCTTCTGGTGCAGGTTCTTGATACATTTCAGTTGGCTCACCGGCAATACGAACAACAAAGCACTCTGGATTTATAAGAGCTGCTTCATGAATCTCTTGCATAATTTCTGGAGGAGTTACTGGATAATTTGCTGTTATCTCAAAAATATGAACTTCTCTATTTTCTAATTGTGGAAAGTCTATTGGTAATTTTTGAATAGGTGTAGTTGTCTTTTCACCTATTGTTACATCCCACTTAGCTAATATATTTTTTAGAGTAGACTCAAACTTTTCAGGAAGATCGCCTGCGACCTTAACCTTAAAATTCCAAGTTTTCTTACTCTCTGTTAGATAATCTTTTAGATTCTTCATGGTTATTTCCTATGAATTATTTATCCATTTTTTTAAGTTTCTCAAGTAGACTATTGCGATCAGTAACTACATATCCCGTTACATCAATGGGTCCATTATCGTCACTTCCGTGAGCATCCTGGTCTAACTTTTGTTTTTTAAGTTGTAATTCTACAATTCTTAACTTTTTTTCCATCTTTGCTGTTTTAGCATCAATAGCGTTTTTAAGCATGGCAGTAGCAACTTCAAATAATTTACCGCTATAACGAGTTTCAACATTCATGCCGAGATCCATAAGATCGTCATATGCTTTAGTTGCTTTTTCAGCAAGATCATCAAATTCTTTATCTGCTATCTGTCCTAAACCTTCTACAGGAGGTAATGCTTGTGATATTTTATCAAACTCACGCATAGTGTGTTCAATTTCTTCTTGCTTGGCTATTGCTTTAGCCTGTACCTTAATTTCTTGTTCTACTTCCTTAACACTCTCTTGGTATTCGGGAAGGTTTAAAAGCTCTTCAAGTTTCTTAGTCATGTTCTTACTTATTATTTTTTCTTTCCGTTGTGGAAAATATCGTTTTCATTTATAACTCGAAAGATTATTCCTCGTTGTTTACACCAAGCCTTTGCTGCTTCCCATTTAGCCATATTCTTTATATATTGAAATTGATTTACTTTATTTTTTCCAACTTTTTCAAGTAATTGTTGATTACTTGGTTTAATTTCTACTACCTCTGCATGTTGTTTACCACTTTTATCGTGATAAACAATAAAAAAATCTGGAACATAAATTGTTTGTTTTCCGGTTGTTGGATCTCTATAAGGGATTTGTACTGCTTCGCTTGCCCATTGTGTTATTGCAGGATTGTTATCACAAAATTGCATAAAAACATGTTCCCATCCTGATCTGTACTTTGGAGTTTTAGTTCCTACATATTTTTCTGGATTTTTAGGTTCAAATTTTCCTTGAGCAAATCTTCCCATTAAGGTAAAACATTCCTTAATTCAAAATTAATATTATCAACATTATGAAATCTTGTACCTAACGTAC